TTCAAGAAATTCATTAAATACATTTTGATTTATAAAATCACATATCTGTATAATATTTTCTTCCTTTATTCCTTTAATTTGTTCAAATACATTTAAAAGATGCTTAAATAATCCTGTATTTCTTCCGTCTCCGTCTGAAAAATTAACCAGATTCTGCTTTGAAAGAGGTAAAGGGTATAACAGGTAAGGTAATTCATTAATTTTGTCCGTATACCCGTAAATTTCCCTTACAATGCCGTTCTGTTTTATAACCGCAAGGGCATTTTTATTTTTAGCTCCTGTCTTATAATCTACTGGAATACCTGCGGCCGTTGTTATACTATTTCCTGATCTTATATTATGTACTTTCGGCAGTTTATAATACAGATGGCATCCCCTTTTTGTCTTTACCGCAAAAGTGGGATATTTATTCAATATTTTTTCTGCTGTTGTCCTGTTACTGTCGAAATCAACGACAACTATATTTTTAGGTATTATTATTCCTGCATTTTGTATTTTAGAAATATCGGTTAAAAATTCATCGAATGAATGCAGCGGTTTTTTTGTTTCAGCTTCCAGTTCTATGAACTTAAATATTTTAGGTATTTTGATGTTATCCTGTATTGAAGTCATTCAAACCGACCTCTCTTTTTATCATGTTCGACTTAATTAATTCTGAATAATAATTCAGATTAATTAAGGATTTATCAAATGTCTCCATTTCTTCATTATGTACGATGGCATTTTCTGGGCAGTTGGCTATTTTATGGAATCTCTCAACTCCATCTTCAATTTTTATTTTATATAATGCACCGTATTTTTTATCATTTGTTGCAAAAACTCTATTAATTTTTTGCAGTTCGATCATATGTGAATATCCCTGATCTTGCCAATTCCCGTCATTGTCTGATTTTTCTTCATAAATTTCATGCATTATTTTACTGAATGTTCCGCCCATTTTCGCTATTAGCTGGAAAGGAATAATATTATTATTTTTATACTGTTCGATTAAGTATAAATCAATATCTCTGTCATTCATATAATATTCAGTTAGTGCCATATCTATAATACTTAATGATGTCCTTTCAAAATTTCCTCCTTCATTGTAACCGAAACGGCCTTTGGTTTTTATTTTTCCATTTTTATATTTAAGACAGTAATTATTTACATCTCGCTGTGCTATCTTTACCGCATAGTCGTAATCAAGAGTCAGGTTATACTGGTTTTCCCATTCCTTGCATATTTTAAGTATTTCTTCAAGATTCTTCTCATCATATGCGACTATAAGACCGTCAGTATTGCTCTGAATTATTTTACATAAGCTTGCTATTCTGATTATAAGATCCGTCAAGATTAATTGTCCATTTACACATATGTTATTGCTCTGAACAGGGTCGAATAATTTATTGTATCCGCTCTTCATTGCTCCAAAAGTGGCGTTAAGAAGTATTTTATATACCTGTTGCCTTCCATCTTTCTTTGCCTTGTATTCCATTCTTTTTTTATATAAATTTTTATATAGTTCAGGACTCTCGGAAGCCCTGCTTATAAAATTATTATTTATCATGAGGCTCGGGTAATATGAACCTACATCTATACACAGCATGTTTCCTTCATAAATTAAATTATCTACTGCTCCATGTAATCCTCCGAAACCGAAAAAATGAGGGACTCCGTTTAAATTATATTCGAGTTGCTCTTTTTCAAGTTCTTCGAAATTTCCACCAGCATTGAATTTTTTTTCAATATCTATATAAAAATTTCTTATTGTTTCAGGAATTTTATCTAAATCTAATCTTTCATCATAAGTTAAATTCAGCCTGTCGTTCGGCAGATTTATTTTCCTACATTTCAAAACTTTACTTGCCAGTATCGCACGGGTATTTTTTACGCACATACTATCAAGACCGAATTCCTGAATTATTTCAAATTTAGACTGGAAATAGTCACTTCTTAAATTAAATATGGTTTCAGTTACCTTTACGTCATTTTCACAATATCGAAAAGTTTTTTCTATTTCATGATCAAACAATTTTCGTTTCAGGTTAAAATTTACGGGGGTTTCGTGTATATTCAATTTTAAGTTTGCTTCAATTTCTTTAAGTCCCACTCCCTGTTTCATTTCCTGCATTACATCAATAGTCGGAAAATTCAGCCTTATTTTGGGTTTTATTTTATCTATTACTATACTCTGTGATAAATCATATACTTCCGTTACTACCTTATCTCTTAATAGTTCAGCTAAAATATAGTCATCATAGTTATGATTATTAAAACCTATAAGTAGTGAAAAGTTTTTTAATATCTTTTTCAGTTTATCCCTGTCATTATGTATTTTATATACATGACTGGTAGTCTTAAAAACTACCAGCCAGTCATGTTTAAATACTTCAAAGTCGTAAAAAGCTATCATGTTTCCTCCTAATTCCGTTTATTTAAAATTATATTTTAAAACTCTAATTCAAAACTTTGGAATTCCCCTTTTTTATTTACAGTCGTTTTTAATGTGAGAGTACATTGATAACCTACTGCCTCCTGCATTTTTTCAACTAATAAATCTGTATCTGAAAAATCTTCCGGTCCCAGCTCTATATTTAATCTGTGGGCATATTTCAGAAGTCTTTTTATACTTGTATTTATTACTTTTTCAGATAGAAATAATGCTCCAAAATATGATCTTCCTTCATATGGTTCATCTGATATTTTTATTTTAAATTGTAATGCTTCGGTTCCTGTACTAAATTCCTTATGTTCAAATCCTTCTATATATCCTGAATAAACCCCGTCGTTAATGGGTTCAAAGTCACTTACCGGATCATTTTCCACATCGAATCCTTTATTAAATATTTCTGATGCTGCTTTTAGTAAATCTGCCATTTTAATTTCCTCCCAAATTGTTATTTTTTATTTTATTTATTAAGTCTTTATTTATTGCCGCTTTTTTTATTCCTGCAGGTATAACTTTCTTTATTTCAGGTTTTTTAACAGGAATTTTTTCTTCCTGTTTTGATTTTTTGCTGTTTTCATCAACATTGTTTTCACTGATATTATTTTCATTATTATTTTTCTTTTCAATTTTAACATCTGATTTCACTGCGTTTTTTACAGGAATTTTAGGTAATATGACTTTACTTTCACTTTTTTGTAATGTTTTAGGTGTATCGAATACTCCTTTTATTGTTTTCATTATATCGAGTATAATCTTATCCTGAATTAAATCTTCAGTATATATTTCCCGTCTTGCTGTAACCTGTCTGATATATGTGTTACCAATCTTTGTACATTTTATTGTCATATCACATCTTCCCATGCACATATTCAGATACGCTGCGGGTAAACTCGGATAAGATGTTGTGCTGTTTCCTTCGGTTTTTTCCATATAATGACTTATAAATATCACATTCATATTGATTTTTGTTAAATCCATCATCAGTTTCTTCCACTTGGTTTTTACTTCCCCGAATGCTCTTCCAAACGGAGCATCAGCTTCATGTTCTATTCCAAATTTTTCACATACATAGTTGCTTACCATCGATTGAATATCGTCCACAAGATCTATTATAACTGTCTCATATGTATGCTTTTCTGTTTTTAGTGCCTCTATTATGTTTAAAAAATGCTCGTAATTTTTAACTTCTATACTTGGAGTATCTATTTTTTGACCGTTCCCATCTGTATTCAGTATTATAGGGTTGGGAAATTGTCTTGCAAGATAGGTTTTCCCGCTCATTGATTCCCCCCATATCAAATAGTTTTTTGGTGTCAGGTCAGGTTTTTTTGGCTCATTAACAGGTAATATGTTCATTATTATTCACTCTCCTCATTATTTTCACTATTAGATTCATTTCCTGTATTTTCATCAGAAATATTATCGAGCATTACCCATACAGGCATAGCTCTTATTATTCTATTGAAATCTTCAAAATTTACAGGGATTGTCTTATCGAAATTGCTGTCATCTCTTAATTTTACAGACATATCTTCCTTATTAAATTCAAAATCTATTATACAGTTTTCAGAATTTCTATTCTGGACAACCCTTATAGTACTTTTTTCAGGCCGATATACACTATAACGTTCATTTGTAACGCTATTAATTTTTTTATTCTTTGCTGCTATCCACCTATCCATTTTTCTTTCAAATTCCAAAGGCTCCCAGTCACTGTTTTTATTAATTTTTTCTGTCTTCTTTTCCGTTTTATTCTCTATAGGTTTTTGTATAACTTTTTTCTCACTTACTTTTTCTGCTATTTTCATAGTATTTTCTTTTTTTATTTCAGAAATTCTTATGTGTCCTTTTTTTTCTGTTTCCTTAAGATATTGTTCATATAAGTCCTTATGTTCGCTTTGAAATTTTTTAGTATCAAAAGTCTTGTTTAACGTTGCTGGGATTTTAACTATCGAAAATTTATCAGTCGTAATATTTTTAAAATTGAATGTATCCATAATCGCATATAAAATTTCTTTTTCCTGTTCTAATTTTTCTTTTATTTCCTTCATTTTTTCTAATTTCATATTTAATTTTTCAATATTGCTCATTGTTTTCAAGTATGCCTTCTGATCATATACTCCTATTTTAGTACATGTATAGTATTCTCCTTCAGAAGCGTTCGGATTTTCTATTAGATAGTTTACCCTTCTCCAGAATAATTTTATCTCGTCCAAGATGTATTTTATTAGATTTTCGTCTTTTTCTATTAAGGATATATCAAGATTCTCAGGATCGAATTCTGTATTAAAGTATTCTTCGGAGTTTTGCATGTCAAAATCTGTCCCCTTATAAAAATTCTCAGGTCTCTTATATTGTACCAGATAACAGTTATCTATTCCGAACTGGTACAGATACAGCTGAATTTGTACAATGTATTCAGTTAAATCTTCCTTTTCTCCGTTGTTTGTTTTTACTTCCAGCAATAATTCCTGTTCGAGGTCCAATCCATCTGTATTGCTTCTTATATGATTTTCTTCATCTATATTCGTATTTTCCTTAAAATTTGTTCCATACGTACTGTTTATATAATCCCTTATTAAAGGTTCGAGCAGTTGCCCATATTTTGTATATTCATTACCTTTAAAACCTACCGGGCATAATCCAGCTTTTTCTTTTGCCAGTTCATATTGTGTTTTATAGTTACTTATATTCAATAATGCTGGTAAATCGGAACCTCCGACATATTTATGTCTGTTTTTTGTTACATTCTCGCCTGGTTCTATTATTTTTTCTGTTCCAGTGTTATTCATTTCCATTCCCTCCTGTTTTTTTAAAAATAGTTTTTCTGTAAAATCTTTTTTATGCTCAAGTGCTTTATATACATCACTGTCAATAGTATCCTCTACAATAAATTTATATACTGTCACCTTTTTATTTTGTCCGTTCCGATACGCCCTTCCCAGTGCTTGTTCATAATCCTGATAAGACCATGTGGGACTGAATATTACTATCAGATTTCCATATGTGAGTTCTATCCCTGTTCCTCCGGCCTGAATCTGTACCAATGTTACAGTTCTGTGTAGTCTTTCAAATTCACTATATTCAGGAAGTTTATTGATTCCGCCTCTCACTTCATAATCAATATCTATTTTACTTTTTTCAAATTCTGATTTTATCAGTTCATATTCAGCCTGAAAGTTATAAAATATAATTATATTTTCTTCATTTGATTCACGTATCATTTTTAAATATTCTATTTTATCTTTCAAATTTCCGTTTAACCGTAATCCTGCTATCAATTTTGCCATGGTATCGTACACAATATCTTTGTGTACCCTGTCTTTTTTTATAATTTTATAGTCTTTCGATTTTTTTAAATAAATATTTGTAAAAACAATAGGGGGTAAATCCAGACAGTCTTCTTTTTTAAGCATCGGGGCTGATATTTTATCAAATATTAATTTCAGTATGTTTTCATCTTTCCAGCCAATAATTTGATTAACTTTAACCTTTCCGTAATCCATCATTTCATATATTGCATGTTTTTTAAGGAATTCTCTTGCATTTTTATATATTGCGAACATTAGAAAGTAATTTATTGTATCTACCCATCCATTACTCGCAATTGTTGCGGAGAGTCCTATGAATCCGAATGCTTTTTTTGTTATTTTTAAAATTTCTTTGGATCTTTTGGCTTTATAATTTTTGATATAGTGGCATTCGTCCAGTATTAGAAAAGTATTGCTGATATCTGATAAATTAATTTTATGCAGGGACTGATAACTGACGGTCTGATAATTAATATCGGATACTCCATAGTAATGTTTAAATTTATCTATTTCCCTATCCCATCCTTTTTCTTTTATTTTTGCTGCAGGGGCTACAATCAGCAGTTTCTTTCCTTCAGCATATTTCAGATAATGGTGCAGAGCTATTAATGTTTTTCCAGTTCCTGTATCGAGAGGATAGATATAATTTTTATTACTTGATTCCAGTACTTTTCTTTGATATTCATAGAGCATACTATTATCAATTTTCATTACTTGCTCCATTTTTGATTTCACTTATAAACTTTACAAATTCATCATAATTATTCATTACAACAGCTATTCCATTGGATCTTTTTATTCGATCTATTTCTATTTCCTGAAGTTTCGATACTTTGCCTTTTCCGTCAGGTCTTTTTATTTCTATTGCTACGAAATGACCATTTACACAACATATCAAATCAGGTATCCCACTCCTCATGAATCCATTACCATGTACTTTAAAATGATAAATATTTTTGTTGCTCAAATATTTTTTCATTCTGTTTTCAAGCTGTTTTTCATTCATTTATGCATCCTCCTAATTTTCTTAATTTTTCTAATTTTCCTCTTCTTCCACATATTCCATATTATTATAAGCATAATCAACTAATCTTCTAGTTACTTCCGATTTAGTGAATCCTGTTTCAATTGCTATTTCTTCTATTATTTCCATAGTTTCCCTTTTTACTTTTATAACATTTGTATTTGTTTTCATATATCTTATAGTTCTTCTTGGCATTTTTAATTTTTCCATCTGTTATTTCCTCCTATTCTCTTAATGCAAGTGGCATCATCAGATAAACCCATTTACTGTCAGATTCGCCTCTTACAAGCACTGTATTTCTCTCGTTCGACATTTCCATGACTGTCAGGCTGTCTTTAGATTTGCTTAAATAATCTATCAAAAATTTGATATTCAGTGAGATTTTCAAGTCTTCCCCTGTCTGTACCGTGTCAATTGTTTCTTCGTACTCAATAGCAAACCCATCCTTTGCCTTTATTGTCAGTCTGCCTCCCTGGAAGTCAAATATGCCTCCGTTTTTTGCTTTTTTGTTGTATTTCGCAACTGTAAGTCCTTTTCTAAGCGATACATGAAACACTTTCGTGTTCAGCATTACTTTTTTATCATTTTTTAAACCTTTTACTATCGCCTTGTAATCAGGGAACATGAGCTTAATAGGTTCTGTACGTATGTCGATATTCCCAAGTCTGAAAATGATTTTTCCTCCGATATCCGATATTACCAACACTGTTTCTTCCAGACCCTGTACCTTTGACTTCAGAGCTTTAATGAGTCCTCTCACTGCTTTCAGGGGGATGCTGACTGATACAACCCCTTGAGAATCCATTATTTCTGTTTCGCACATAGCCAGCCTGTAAGTATCCGTCCCAACAGCTGTCAGTTTATTTTCTTCCGTCTCCAGTCTCACACAGTTTACCGCGAAGTTCTCGGGGTCACATGATGCCGAGAACTCCACTTTTTCTAAAATATCTCTGAGTTCTGTGCTTTTAATTTTAAAATTCAGCGCTTCCACAGTGTCCTCTTTAAAT